TATTAACCCTTGTTTCCAATGTTCACGCCTAACCTCGTCCTCTACAATCTGAAAAGGTGTATTTACTAAGCAATAACAAAGTAACGCTTCGTCTTTTCCTGTTAACCACATATAACCCTGTAATTGATAGTAATAATCTTTGTTCGGACATTCGGTTTCAAAAAATGGAAAGGTTGTAGCATCCCAAGAACATTTTACATCCAAAAGAATTTCATTCGTGTTTACGTCTGGCGTTCCAGTTAAATAATCGTTTGTTAAATTCTCTTCATTCTTGTAAATAAAGCCTAAATTCAACACATCGTTAACCAATTCTATTCCATCGTTTTCTACCTCATTACCTTTGTCAGTGTATCTGCTCCAAAACTCTTTACGGATTCCGTATTTATGTTCTATTGCAAGTTCCTGAATGTAGGTTTTAGTAGTTTTAGATAAGACCTCACCCTTTGTTTTGGGGCTTGTCATCAACTTTCCTATTTGTGAAGCTCGTATTTTCATAACAATAACAATGATTTTTGTTGAACTTCATTTAATTCAAACTTCGCTTGTAGCTGTTCAATACTAAATTCTCCGTTACGTATTGCTTCAACTGCTTTTTCAAAACGTTCATTATCTATTTTTTCAGCTTTCTTATTGTTTTTTGAGTCAGGGTCGCTTTCTGTTTCATCAATTAAGAACAAACCATTTAAAGCGTATTTACGAGCGTAGCTTGAAGCCGTGCCAGTACATTGCTCACTTGACATTCCTTTGTGTTCACCAAGCTCTGCCCACCCTAAAACTTCTGCTATTCCGTCATCGGTTTTTAAAGTTGCCGTTGCTTTTAAAAATAACTTGTTGCCTACTTGTTCAATACTATCACTAAGGATTAATGTTGCTCCGTGTTTTAGTAAAATAGGTTTTGCTGATTCTAAGATTTGTTCAGCACTACGATACTTGTAATTACCGAATTTGTTTAAACTTCCTTTTGGACATTTTAATTCTGCCTGAATTTCTAATAACTTTTTCATAATATAAATTTTAATTGTTTGACAAATATAACTATTCTTTTTAATATAACAATAGCTTTTAAAAAAATACTTAAAATAATTTTAATTGCGATACGTGGTTGTTTATTCGTTCAACCGCCTTTTCGTAGTATTCTAAATCCAGTTCACACGCTGTTAGGTCAAATCCGTAATCGTGACAAGCTATCGCAATACTTCCTGAACCTAAATGTGTGTCAAGTATTTTATCTCCTTGCTTTGCGTATTTATCTAAAATCCATTTGTAAAGTGCAACTGGTTTTTGTGTTGGGTGTATTCGTGTTTCTTTATTTTTCATATCTGGCTGCCAATATCCACTCCATAATATATCTGCAAACCCTGTTTTTAAATTAGATGTCCATGCGAACTCTAATTGATTAAAATCAAGTTTAACATCTCTTTTTTTCCATGCTATCCATCCAGTAGATGGCTTTAAAAATTCAGTAAAATAATTACCTCCCCATATTATCTGGTTTTTAGATAATCTCAAAAGTTGTTCCCAATATTCTTTCTTTGGAATTTCATTATCCCATTGAATTTTATATGCTTTTCTTGGGGCTTTTGAATTTCCATGTATTTTAGATATTTCAGAATATACATTACCTGCATTTATCCCATAAGGCGGGTCAACAATAGCCAAATCAAAATAGTTATCTGGGTAACGAGCCATTAATAACATATTATCTTCGTTTGTTATTTCTATTTTATCCGTTACTTTCATAAAAATTTTCTTAACCCAGTTGCACATCGTTCAATGCTGTTTGCTCGTTCCTGAAGACTTTGTATTTGTTCAGCGATAGTTTGCTTACAATCACTCGTAAAGTAGCCATTAGACGTCGCAATAAGTGGAATAATGCCATTTGTACGAATGTAGTTAACTATCTTACGTAAACGCGGACCATTCATTTTAGTTTTATAACCTTTCGTGTTTAGGTATTCGTTCATTCGGGTTACTATTAACTCCGACTTAATAGGGTTCGCCTTTTTGTAGTTTCGGAAACCATGCACCACTACTGGCAGAATCTCCATTTCTTCGCTTGTAAGTTCATGTGTGAACTCTTCAAAATTAGTTACGCTCATAATTTAAGTTTTAATTGTTGAATCAAAAGTAATTATTCTTTTTAATATAACTATAATTGTTTAATCTTTTTTTTATAAATCTGCATTAATTCTTTCAATTCCTCTTTTGTAAACTTTCGTGTTTTCCTTGCCTCAACTTCTAATTGCTGATAATTTTCTATTCCGATTTTATGTATTAAGTTTCGTTGGTACTCAATTAGGTTTCCCGAAAGATAGGTATTACAATGTTCACACTGGAGATGAACATTCAGTTCATTAAACCGAACGTTCCAATGGTTGTTTGCGTTGAAATAATGCCCGGCATTTTCTTTTAATGGTTTCCTTTGGCATGATATACATGGGGACGATTTGTCCCTAAGGCGAATGTACTTATTAAAAATAATTTGAGTAGCTTTAATTAGTTCCTGGACTGTCTCAAGATCGTTTTTCATTTTGGCTTTCGTCTTTTTCCAAGTCTTTTCCTTTTCAGATTCTACCCAAACACGAACGCACTCCGATTCTAAACAATACTTTTGATTGAATTTAACTGGCTCAAACTTCTCTTTGCAGTTTTTACATAAAATAGTTTTTGAAATATCATAATATTTTTTTTCTAATTCTATACCAATAAACCTACGATTTAATTTTTTACATATTTTACCAGTTGTTCCTAAACCAAAAAAACAATCCAATATTAAATCATTTTCATTTGTAAATTTTAAAATAAAATGTTCACATACTTCGTCTTTCATTACAGCTTTATGTTCTTTCGGCATATTTGAATTAACAGATGTAGTAATTATGTTTTTAGTGTAAGTAGTATTTGATTTTAAACTTTCATCACCTAAAACTAAAAAATATTCTACCGCATTTGTTATGTTTTTACCGCTTGCTGGCATAGGGTTTGATTTTTCCCAAATATGAATGTCAACTATTTTTTCACTGAATAAACCTATAAGTTTATAAACATCTTTTCTATTATAATAATTAGCTTGCAAATTATAAAACACGTGTTTTTTAGTAATTCTTAAAAGCTCATTAATTACATTTATATTTAATTCAAGCCAATTATGGTTTATATCTGTAAAACTTTCATATTTATCATTTCTTTTTCTATTATAAGGGGGAGATGTAAAAGAATAATCTACACTATTTTGTTCGTATTTTGGCAATATATCTAAACAATTACCATTTATTATTTTATTCATATTTCATAATTTTTAACTGTTAATTGTGTTTGTAAATCCTTTACTTTGAATTTCTCCTCTTGAAGCAACTTTTCCAAACGAAAACACGATTGTAAAGCACTACGATACTCTTTTTCCATCGTTGAATAAACTAAACTTATTTCTTGAATGTCTTTTAAGGTACGCTCCATTGATTCGATTATATCTTTTCGATTAGGGTGGTTCGTGTTTATCTCTTCCAAACTAATTTTAATCTTTAAATAAGTAGTGTCTAATAACACTTTGCCTTTTATAATAGTCAATTCGTCCATAATTCGTGTTTTTGCTTGTTATAATAATCAAAATGGAACATCGCCTTTACTTTGTTTCATCTTTTCGCTAAACGAAAGTAATTCTTTTCCGTTAACCACATCGGGTTCAATCAAAGGTAGTTGTTTAGCTGGAAAACTATTTGAAACAGTTACAGATTGTAACGGGTTGCGCTGTGCGTAAATCTTACGTCCAAAAGCATCAATCATATAGTATTGATATTTTTGAGTATCTAAATATAATTTGTATGTTCCGTTTTTTGATACGCCTTTTGGCTTACTTTTTGCAATTTTAAGATGAACTTCGTTTTCTTTTGCTACCGTTCCATCACTTAATAATAAGTCAGCTGGAGGTCTCCAAAGTATTAAAACGCTTAAACCTTTTCTAAACCACACTTGACCGCCTGCAAAATCTCTTGCGCTTGCAATAGGAAAATAGCTTAATTCAGTTCCTGCAATAGTTTTACCATGAACTAATGGCTGGTCGCGGACGTGGTTTATTATGCAGTTATGTCGATTTGTCTTTCTTGCGTTTCTTCGCGCCATTCCTAAAATACGGCTAAGGTATTTATCTTCGCGTCCTAAATCTGAATGTATAAAATTTTCAGTTAGTTCATTCCAAGGATCAATTGTTGTAGTGTGAATCGTTATTTCGTGTTTACGTTCAATCTCATCTACTAACTCATAAAACTTTTCAAGCGTTAAATCTTCATCTATTGGGTCAATTACAATAAAGTGTTCATCAATAAACATTTGAGCCCTTACCAATTCAGCGTTATTCATTCCGTACTCACCTTGAGTATAAGGTTTTCCGATATACTTATAACAAAGTTCTGCGTAAATTTCAGCTGCGCTTCCAGTTTCAGGTGAAAATATAACATGATTCCAGTTATGTAAACACGAAAGGTTTATAAGAAACTCAAACCATAATTCTGTTTTACCACTTGCTGGAGCCGCTCCGATATACGTTGT